GCTAGGCTTGACCAGGCCATCAACAAGATGGCCGAGTCTCAGAAGAGGGCCACCTCACAGAGTGCGCAGCCGCTCGCTCTCGAAAAGCCCAGACTCTCGCGGAATCAGACTGAGGAGCTTTTGCGCCTCAACAAGGAGCTTGAGGGGGTACAAAACAAACAGCACTTCACTCTCGCCCTCCTGCTCAAGGACCTTAGAGAATACGACAAGGAGATGTCGAAGGCGGCCTCGAATGCACGTATCGAGATGCACGGCCGCGAAGCCGGCATTAAGGCCGTAGAGAAACAGGCAAAGGCGTACCAAACGGTTACGGCCGAACTCGCCAAATTCAACGCTGAGACGTTTAGGCAGACGGAGCGGGCTAAGGCAGCCCTATACGCCAAGCAAACCCCAGCCAAAGCGGAGGCAGACCTACTACGGAGTCAGGCAGATACCAGGCAGGAGAGCCGCAACCTCAAGGACCCAGCATACATCGCGAACGAGCAGCGTAAAATCGCCAATGCCGCGACAAAGGAAGCGATTCTGCTGGAGTCCAAGTTAACCGCGGAAGCTACGAAGCTGACTGCGGCTGAGAAAGCCAGCAATCAGGCGCTCGCGGCAAGCAACGAAATCCGCAAGGTCAATACCAAGGCAAAGCAGGATGCCCTCACCGCTGACGCCAGAGAAGCGGCCTCCTTAGCCGAGCTAAACCGCCAGATTGCCAGCTCAGTCTCTTCTGAGAGAATCGCTGCTGCAAACAAGAAGATCATCAATGACGCCAGGGTGGCTGCAGCCACATCAGCCGAGCGGGAGAAGGCTGCCCTAGCTGCGCTGAACCTCCAGATTGCCAACTCCACGTCCCCAGAACGAATCGCCGCCGAAAGAAAGAAGCTCGCGGCACGGACTACCTTGGATGCGGCGCTGGCTGCGGATCGCGAGGCGGCTGCGCTGGCAAAGCTGCGCACCGAGCTTGCTACCACAGACGTCAAGGAGCGCGAGCGCATCANGNTCCTCCAGGAGCTGGCCCGGGCCCAAGCTGCCCTAGCGGCCCAGCAGGGGAACGCAGGGGCGGTTAAGCAGACCGTGGCCGCCAAGGAACAGGCCAGGGCTGAGCGCGAGTTGGCGCTGCTGCTTGCCAGGAAGTCAGCCGCCATTGCCCCGCTGATCGCCCAGATCAAAAAGCTGCGGGAGGAGGAGGACAAGGCAACGCGGTCTACCCAGCAGTTCTCCGTCAAGCTCCATCTCGCCAGGCAGGCTGCTGCTGCCCTTCGTTCGTCCCTGTACGGGCTGGGAACAAGCTTCGGGATGTTCACTTCGTCTACCGTCCTCACCGCCGCGTCAGTCTATGCCGTCATGTCGGCGATCAGACTCGCTGTGCGGGAGGCAATCCAGTACGAGAAGGCGCTGGCCGCTCTAGGGGCTATGTCAAGCCAGGCCACCGCGGCTTCCTCCAAGTATGCTGAGGACCTTAGGCAGCTGAATGCTGCGGTCTCTGAGGCGGCCAACTCGACCCAATTCTCTATGGCAGAGACAGCTACGGCGATGAAACAGCTGGCTCTGGCCGGACTTGACGCCCAGCAGTCCATTGAGGCTGTTCCCTCAGCGCTAGCGCTCGCCACCATTGGGGCGATGGATTTTGCCCAAGCAGCAGAAATTGCGACGAATGTGATGATGGGGATGGGGCTCACAGTACAGGATCTGCCAGTGGTAGTGGACACCCTGGCTAAGGCCGCCACGGAGTCTAACGCCAACGTGCAGGAGCTAGGCAATGCTTGAGCTACGCCGCCCCGCTCGCAGCTTCTTTTGGAGTCTCCCTGGGGTACACCACTGCCGCCATGGAGGTCCTGGCTAATGCGGGCATTAAGGGGAGCAGAGCAGGCACTGGGATGCGTAGGGTGTTCATCAGCCTGTTCACACCTACGGAAAAGATAACAGAGGCCGTGAGGCTATTCGGCGTCACCTTGGGCAAGGTCAACGAGGAAGCGCTAGGGATGGAGAGCCTGGATGCTTTTGCTGGGAAACTGATCGAGGCAGGAGACGGGGCGGAAGAAGCGCAAAGGATGCTGGAGGAATTCTACGTTGCCACGGCCGGGGGGTCCAGAAACCTGCAACTTCTACGCGAAGCGGTTGGAGTTTACGCACTGCCTGCGATGACCCAGTTGGTTCGCAGCGTAGGGCTTGGTAAGAAGAGCATCCAGGAGCTAGCTAAAGGGCTGGCGGATGTTGAGGGGTCCTCCGCTCAGCAAATGACCAAGATGATGGATAATCTAGCCACCGTCTGGGACGAGGTCAAAGCGTCCGCCAGCGTGTCTGCCACGAAGCTCTATGACACTCAGAAGTCAGGGCTGCGTGAAATGCTGGAGGTTGTCAGGGATATTGCACGGGCACTGGGGGATTCGGAGGAACCGGCTCAGGCGCTTGTAAAGGCGGTCATTGCAGTCGGCGAGGCGGTCTGGACAGTTGTCAAGGTACTCCTTGCCTATAAGGCCGCGGTAATCTCCATCGGGGCCTTAACCGCTATCTGGGGAATGGCGGCGACCGCCGTAACAGCGGTAGGCTCTGTGCTTGGGTCTATTCTGACAACCCTGAAGCTTATCTCTACCTATGGCGCTGGCAGCGGAATCATGTCAGCGCTGGCTCTTGGGGGAGGAGCCGGGCTTGCAGCCCTTCTACCAGTCATAGGCCAGATCCTCGTTCTCGTTGGGCTGGTCGGGGCCGGGATTTGGGCGTGGTCAGAGTACGGGGACGATGTAGTCAAGGCGTTAGAGCCAGTTTCCGATGCCGCAAACACCCTGTCCAATGTCGTAGAGACGGCCAGGGCCGAAATGGAAAGCAATTACAAAGCCCTGATACAGGGAGGGGGGCTTTTGCAGCTCTATAAGGACCGCACTGACCTGGAACTGCAGATGATCGACCTGGTTAAGAGTGACACCAGTGAGGTGTATAGGCTGGCTAAGGCATACGAGGAGGTGCAAGGGAAGATTTCTGACGCTCACAAGCAGCTGAAGGAGTTTTCTGGGTCCTCGATGACGCTGTACATTGCCTCATTGCGAACCAATGTTGGGTCTAACAAAAGGCTGGAAGCGGAACAGGAGGCAGAGGTAGCTCGGTTAAGAGGGGCCAGGGACTCCGCCAATCGTCAGAGCGAGGACGCCTCCCGCGCCGCATACCGTGCCGCCGCTGACGCCCTGGCGGTGACTAAGGCCCAGAACGCAGCAGATGCTGAGAGGCTAGAAGGTACCATAGCGCTGCAGCGGGTCCTGAGGCTCGGAACAGGAATCGAGCAGCTTAGAGAATCTCTAGCGCTTATGCGGCAGGTTAACGAAGAGACAGTAGGGATAAACCAAGCCATTCGGGACCAAGAGGAACTAATTGAGAGGAAAAAAGGGGCGCATACCGAAGCGGATTTAGCCGAGCTTCGCGGGCTACAGGCGCGGGCCAAGATACTCAAGGAGCAACTTGAGAGCTACCAGGCCCTCATAGACACCAGCGGCCGGGGCGGAGCTTTAGAGCTGGAAAAGGCCCTGAAGGTAGAGGAGAAGGCCGCGAAAGAGATGCGTAAGGAGATGGAGCTGCTAAAGGGAACAGAGCTCGATAGGGCGTCTGCAGCTCTGTACGCCGCCAAACAGGCCCGTGACGCAGCGGCTGAGCAAGTTCATGCCACGCAAACGCGCAGGGATGAGTTCGTTAAGGCAGAAAGAGCTATCAGAGACGAGCTCGACTCCACCGCAGACAAACTGTCTAGCACCGGCCTGGAGATACAGGCAAGGTATGGCGCCGTTCAGGGGCTAAGAGAAATCGCGATAGCTGAGAACCTTGCAGCCTATGTCGCCCAGCTAAAGGCTGAGCGGGCGCTGNTTGAGGCCGAGGAAAAATACCAGACGGAGCGCAGCTCAGCTGCGCGCAGGGGGAGACAAAGCTGCCGCAGGGAGAGACAAAGATGCCAATGCAGAGGCCAAGCTCATCAAGTCGGCAGCCGAGCTGCACGAGGCACACCTGACGCTCATCAAAGACCTGGCTGACCTCAAGGGAGGCTTCGAGGACCTGACCGAGAAGGCCCTGGCTCGCGGTATCGAGTTCTACGAGAAGCTGACCGCCGCCGGGAAGAAGTACTCCGAGACCATCCAGGTCATCCGCCACTCCGGGGCTCAGCTGCCNGGGGTCGGGCCGATCTCCGGTGGGTACATCGCACCTGGGCAAGGTGTCGGGGCAGGCTCTGGCACGGGTACCGTGCTCGGGGCCGGCTCAGTGAACATCCCCCGGCGGTCCCAGATGGACCAGTCGTTTGTTGCNGGGCTGGAGCAGTTCATTCGGGCTGGAAAAGCACTCGGGCACGCGATCACCGTTGGTGATACGTTCCGGACCGGCGCAGAGCAGGCCGACCTTTTCAGGAGAAAGCCGAACCTTGCNGCTCCCCCTGGGAGCTCCCGGCATGAGCGTGGGACCGCGGCGGATCTAGCCTTTGCCGATGCTCAGAGCCAGCGCTGGGCGCACGAGTCCGCCGCGCAGTACGGGCTGGACTTTCCCATGGCAGATCGCCGGCCAGGCAAAAAATACGAGCCTTGGCACATTCAGCAGGCAGGGGGAGGAGGCTCCCTCGCGGAGCGCAACCGCGACCTGACCAGCGAAAACAAGTCCATGCTCGAACTGAAGCAGACGGTGGAGTCGCTGACCGATGCTCAGAGGGCGGAGGCCGAAGCTGCCCAAGCCAGGTTCACGATCGCCGGGCACATTGAATCCAGGCGGGTCCTGGAGATTGCGTCGTACCNNGAGCTGGAGAAGCGGGCCGGAGAGCTNCAACGAGCAGAAGCGCTCCTTGCCAAGACCACTGGAGCCGACCTACCACTGGCTGTGGACGCAGCGAAGCGGGCCCAGGAAGCCTATAGCGCCGAGCTGGAGCGAAACAACCAGCTGCACGAAGCCCAGCTGATGTGGGAGGAAGAGGGCCTCCGCTACTACGACCTCACCGCACTGACAGTGGAGCGCAATGCGAAAGAGATCCAAGTCCTGACGGACAAGTACGTCGACGGAAGCGCAGCGATGCGGGACTTTAAGGTAGCGCAGGCAGAGCTGAACTACCTGCTAGAGAAGGGTGCGATCGACTGGGACCAGTACGACTTGGCCATGTCCAGGAACAAGAAGACCCTGGCTGCTGCACAAGGAAACTACGAAAAGTTCTTTGCCGACCTGACGTATGACTCTGACAACTTCAGGGACATTGCGACACAGGGGTTCACCGATCTCCGGGACACCACGGCTGACATCTTCTCTTCGATTGGGGCAGACGGAAAGCTCCAGCTGAGCAGCATCTGGGAAGCTGGGGAAGAGGGGTTCAAGAAGTTCCTGGGTAACCTTCGTGACGCAGCGGCCAAGTTCGCCGCCGACAAGGTCATCTCCAGCCTCTTCGACCCAAAGAGCGGGCTCGTGTCAGGCGCGGCAGGGTGGGCCATGTCGTTCATCACCTCGTTCTTCGCTACCGGCGGCGCCGTGCAGGCAGGCCTCCCCCACGGCGTTTACTCCCNCCCAACCCTGTTCCCCATGCAGACCCCNGGGTTCCACCCCTACGCCAGCGGAGTGGGCCTGCTCGGGGAGGCCGGGCCGGAAGCGATCCTTCCGCTGACCAGAACGTCCGGCGGCGACCTTGGNGTCAGGGCCACATCCCAGCNGCCGNTNGTGAACGTCACCGTGAAGAACCTTCCCGGGCAGTCAGCGAAGACTAGCCAGGACGACGAGGGCAACATCACCATCGAGATCCTGGAGGCCCGCCTGGCGTCCCGGGTGATGAACGGAAGTTCCCCTCTCCCGAGGGCGATGGAGAACTCCTACGGGCTGCGGAGNACCTAAATGGCGCTTTCGGCAGAACTCCAGACCCGCTACACCTCGGAGATCGACGTAGATTGGGTGCACGGCTTCATCCTGTCGCACCCTAACGCGGTCACCAGGTACCTTTGCTCTGGCACTGCCGAGTTGCAAGGGGTAGTGGACGGGAACCCGCGGACGTTCACTCCGGTCCCTGTCGAGATCACCCCGGCGTCGAGGGACGACAGCGGCCGGTCCGACATGACCCTGACCTTCTGCGGGATCCAGGACGAGGCGCTGGGCTTCCTCTACGACGCCTTGGACGATGCCACCAAACCGATCACCTGTCGCTACAGCGTCTTCATACCGCCGGACACGGCCCCCCAGGTTTACCCCTGGCTGGAGTTCCACCTGACCGGCATCTCAGTCACAGACACCGCTGTTTCGGCGACGGCCTCGAGGTCCAACGTCGTCAACATCGCGTTCCCCACCGAACTCTACCGGGTGGAGCGGTATCCCGGGCTGCGGAGGCGCTGATGGCGACCTGGGAANNCGTCGTGCGCGGCCTGGTCGGTACCCCGTTCCGTTGGAAGGGCGGGGGAGCTGGCGGGTTAGATTGCTGGCAGCTCGTGCAGGAGGCCACCAGGAGGCTCGGCCTGCCAGTCCCACCCGACTACGACTACCAGGTCATCTCAGACGTGGAGGGGGTCATCCAGGCCGAGAAGGAGGCCCCTCAATGGGTCCGGCAGGACTCCCCCCAGCCGGGCGACGTGGTGGGGCTCAGCAGCCGGGAGCGGCTGCACCACATCGGCATCCTGACTCCCTACGGAATCCTGCACACGACGCGAAAGCTGGGGGCCTGTATAATGCCTGAAGCCTCCCTACGCTCCAGCGGGTACCAGCGGATTGAGTATTACAGATGGGTTCCATAACGGTCTTTGAAAACCCTCTGGACCACTCCGACTCTCAGGAGTTTGAGCACCTTGGGCCGTTCATTGAGTTTCTCCAGGAGCATTTCCCGACCGGCTTTGAGGGCCGCAGTCACGTCACGGCGTTTAATGGCAGTAAGGTCCCTGTAAAAGACTACGACAAGGTTGTTGGCCCGACTGACAGAGTAGTGATCGCGATCCTTCCAGCCCTGCCGGCTGGTCTGATAGTCGGTCTGGGGGCGCTGTTTCTCAGCTACGTCGCCCCTGTGGTCATTGGGATGGTGGTATCCACCATTCTCAACTATGCGATCAACCGCTTCTTTGGGCCCAAGGGGACGAAGCCTTTGTCACCAAACCCCGCTGGTACTGCGGTACGTGGAGGGCTCCCGGCAGCATCCCCAACGTATTCTCTGGGCCCTCCTAGTAACGTCGCCCGGCTGGGGCAACCGATTCCTGTGGCGTATGGCGAGAACCTATTGGTTCCAGACCTTGCTGCGTACCCCTACTCTTGGTTTGAGNNCAACCACCACTACGTCGGCTTGCTGTTATGCCTAGGGCAGGGGCAGTTCAACATCCAGCAGANCCTGGTAGGCAACACCGATGTCGCGTCACTTGCCGCAGGGGTAATCACCACGACCGTCTTTCCCCCCGACGCGCACGCGCAGACCTTCGGCACGATCCAGAACACGGCGCAAGTGCTGGAAAACGTTTACAGCTCACCTGAAGTTTCAGATCAACTATTCNCAGCAGCGGTCGGCGCTGAAAACGGGGTCGGCTACTCCTCCTCCGCCAACCTGTTCGATCAAGATGGGCATGCGTCCTTCTATTTAGATACAGATGCCTCGTACTGGGCAGACACGCTGAAGAACGGCAAACAGGTCTGGGCCATCGTCACAAACTCGACGGTCTGGCCATCGACTGGAGGCGGCAATGACAGTCCTCCAAACACAGGGTACACGGTGACGTATATTGCCAACCCTGGGGAGCAGTACGCAGGGCACGCCGGGCATATTTCCCTGTCCTCGTGGCCGGCGGGGGCCAGCGACGCGATAATTCAGCTATCTCTTACTGACCCAGCCTATTGGGACCAGGGGATCCTCGGAGGGTCTCCATTAGGCCCTTATGCCGCGACTACGGCTGGGGGCTATACAACCAATCTCCAGTACGACATCGCGTTCCAGAACGGGTGCTATGACACTGACAGTACGACAGGGAATATCACTGCGCTGACGGTAGGGATACAGTTTAGGGCCGAGCAGATCGATGACGCTGGGGTGCCCCTTGGGCCTGTGTATGAGTATAACTATACAGAGGCCATGGGCACGACAACCCCGCAGCGCAGGACCCTCCACCATGCGGTTCCTTACGGCCGGTATCGGGTGACCGGGCTGCGCACGACCCCGAAGCCCTGGACCGCCTCCTCAAGCAGCGAATGCTACTGGGTTGGCCTGAAG